ACATTTAAAGTCTCCTAAAAAAAGTTACATTTGATATTATTTACAGCGTGCTACCCTTTACGGACACTCCTAGAATTTTTAGCCGACTTTAGGCTATCGTCTATCCGATTGTCTTGAGGACTCGTTTCCGAGCTGTCCCGCATAATCCATTCATAATATATATCAGCAAGTTTCTCTGGATGCAACAAATCTCTTTGTGTCCCAAATTCAACCGCAAGTCTCATACATTCCAAACGAACCTCTTGTCGTGGCGTTAATTCATTATCCATGGATATGACCCATCAATTCTTGCATACGATCTACAGCACGTTGTCTTCCTATTGGATCTTTCCTATTCCAATAAGCGTGTGACTTATCGTTCATAATTCCATCAACTTCCTGTTGTGCCATAGTTGGTGTAAAATTAGATGTTCTCGCATTGTCAGATACAGTATCTTCGCTTGTTACTGTATTTTTAAAGTCACCCATAGCAGCAAAAGCTTTTATAAATGCAGGATGATTACCTACAAGAGTGCCGTCATCTAACTTCATTTGTAATAAATCGCCACCACCAAATTGATCTACAATGTCTTTTGCAGCAGTAACTTTTGCTTCAAAAGCAGAACCCCATTCTTTCTGAAGTTCCAAAGCCGTTTGTTCTGCTTGCTGTTCGGCTTGTTGGTGTAATCCTTCGCTTGATTGTTCTACTGAGCTTTTATAATAATCTAAAACACCTTGTGCTTGTTGTGGTGTAAGCCTTAAACTATGTGCAATATCAGCATATTGTGTAGCTATTTCTTCAGTTATTACATTACCATCTACAGCCACTTCATAACCAGCAGCCGTTTCTGGTCTGCCTAATCGACTATAAATGTTATCTAAATCTTCTTCTGTAGGGTTTACAGGTAAAGGAACTTTATCGCTTCCTATTAATCTTTGTGCGTTTACATAAGACCTTGCTAGATTACCAACATCTTTTATTGGCGATAGGCTTGGATGTTCTCTTAACTCTTCTGGTATCATTTCCATGAAACTGTTACCAGACCCACCTTGTGCAACTTCTGCTGGAGTTTCCAACAATGAAGGTTGTACTGATTCGGCTACCTGTTCAGCAACTTGTTCTGACATATTTACTCCTCTTTCATCATGTTATAAACGTGTAGTATGACTGCTCTTTTACCTTCTTCAAAGGCTGTAGCATTAGCATCTCCAGCTACATAACTTGAAGCTCGCCAATTACAACGTAACTCCAAATCATTTAACACCTTTTTACCAGCGTTATCCCCAAACGTATCTTTATACATAGTTTTAAGTTGAGCTATTTGTTCACTCATTTGCACCCACCATTCTTACAGCTTGTGCAGCTTGACCTGCTGTAGCAACATCTTCTTGTTCCATTTGTCTTTCCATCTGTTCTTGTTGCATTGCTGCTTTCTGCTCTCTTTCTTCATCAACTCTTGATTGAGGCTTAAGAACTCTTTTTGGAACACCTAATGCTTCAGTAATATATGTAACCAATCCATCAGGATCAATATGATCTCCAACTGGCATTTGCTGTGATAACGGAAGCAGTATTTCTAAAGCTCTCATTACGCTGTTAACTGAACTAGCTTTTTGTGCTCTAGCTAACGGAGATACATATTCAATATCCACATCAACACCTTGTAAAATTTCAGGTGGTTGTGCAAGCATATCAGCACGCAACATTAATGCAAAAGCCCTGTCAATCAAAGGTCTTAACATTTCGTTCATTAGTCGACCAAGAACAGGACCTATAACTCTCATTCTTTCTTCCTGTCTTTGTATTACTTCAGTAGCTGTCATGTTAGGAGTGCTACCACTAAGTAATTGGTCAACAAAGAAAGCACTTCTTATTGCTTGTCTTCGTTGTTCTTCCATATTTAATCCGATAGGTATATTAGCACCAGTTTGCAATGGCGTTATTGTATCTCTGGAACCAGACCTGTAAAAGTTAAGACCTCCAGGTTGGGTTCTTATGGGGAGCAAAAACCCATCATCAGGAACTAATAGGGGAGGATCTATCATTTTCTGAGCCGCTTGTATGATTGTTTTTGACATAAGATTTAACATCTTAACATCAGGCAATGCAATCATGGCTGGAGATCGACCCATCACTTCTCCTGTTGCCTTTAAGAAGCGAGGAACAACATAAGGTAATTCTTGAAACCCACTTTCGCCTAAGATCATTTTTGTTTCCATGCAAATATACATAGAAGAGTACGGCATATTCTTATTATCTTTTTTTGTAGGGTCTCTGTCTTTTCTTGGCATAACGGCATGTAAGATTTCAACAGTCTCGTCTGGCTTTTTCTCATAAGTTCTTTGTATAAATGTACCCACATTTTCTATTCCAAACCTTTGTACGGCTTGCCTAGCTGTCAATTCATACTTACGAAAAACAGTATCAACAATTCCGTATTGGTCTTCTGTTACATAAAACTCAGATATATGCCTTGTACTAAACCTTAATGTCTTATCATCCATCTCTGCAAACATGCAGCCAGTTCCAAATACAACTAAGTCAACGTACATCTCATGCACTTCTGTTTCAAAGTTAGACATAGTAAATGCTCTCATCATTCGCTGCGAACTATCTTCTAACCAACGCTGAACTTCCTCGTCTTTTCCAAGCGTCTCATCTTTCATAGTTAAATGAAACCAAGGCGTTGCACCTGACGTAAGCATACCATGAAGAGAAGATGACAGTAAATCTACAGCTTGTAGAGCCGTACCATCAAAGATAAGCTCCATTCTTTTTTCGCCACGACTTCTTTTTTTAACTATGTCAGCTTTTCTTGGAAGCATATAGTCAGCAAGTTCTTGGTAATGGTTATTCCAGTTATCTCGCTGACCTTCAACGTGCTGGAATCTAGCAACTACATCTTTTACATCCATCATAGCTTTATCCTAACAAAGTTGGTTTGCCACCTGCACTACTCATGCTAGTAGATGTCTCTTCTAAATTTCCAGCAACTATTGTGCTACCACGACCTCTACGTTTTTTTCTTTCTTTTGACTCAGCTTCTCCAGCTAAAGCCGCAGCTTTTTCATAATCAGCTTTTGCAGGTTCTTCTGGAACTGGCGGTGGTGGCGGAACATAAACTTTAGGCTTCATGAATGACATTACTATCTCCTATGTTACTGAACGACTAGATTTTTTACGTTGTATAACGCCATAGCCTTCCATGATTGTTCCTGCTTGACCAGATCTTTTACCTCTAGTTGCATACCTACTTGTAATTGTAGGTTTTTCATCTGGCACAACTTCAGGTGTAACCTCTGGAGTAACTTCTGGTTCAGGTCTTGGTGTACCTCTATCATACTTGTCTGTACCTGTCAGAGTGTCTACTGTTTCTCTAATGATTTTTTTACCAGGCTTCTCAATCAATTCTTCAAAACCTTCTTTTGCTATATTTTCAATTCCCTTAGCAACCCTTTTAACTGGCTTTTCTAAAGGTTTAACTATTTTTTTACTAAGTTTAACAATAGGTTTTGTTATCGTTTTATCAACAGCTTTAACTATTTTTCTAATTGGTTTTGGTGCACCGCCCATGTCATACTCCTTTTAAGTTATGCCATCCTAGTTTATTTGTTTCTGGTCTAAACCAAAAGGCTTTTCTATAGCCACTTCTCATAAATGCTTTTTTTAAAGCTACAAAGCCTTTTCTTGTATAACCTTTTTTTGCAATAAAGTCTACTATCCAAATATCCTTGCCACCACCCTTATATCCATCTTTAGGAAAATACTGTGTTTTATGGTACTCTTCAACTTGTTCTTTACTAGGAAAAGCCCATGTAGCAAACATTAATGGTATCATATCGTCATCCCTTAATAGCTTATACTGCCTAATACCTAATGGCTCTTCAATATATCTCCTAATTAAATCATCATTCCAATCCATATGGTGCTCACTTGTACGAACTAACTCCATAGCATCATGGTAATCATGGGAATATATCATGTTTTAAAAGGATTGTACTCATTGACAGCAACTAACTGCGGTGCTTTTGTCATCTTAGTACGATTTTCCAACCCTAAAGCTAAGTATCTAAACGCATCAGCACTATGACTAGTAAAGTCATGCCTTGGCTGATCTCGGAACATTCTCTTACGATCATCCCATTCTTGCCTATATTGTCTTAACATTTCTAATCCCTCGTTACATTTCTCTCTATCAAAGTAACATTTAGGTATTAGCATCCTAGCCGCATTGATTCCATCAGCTATTTTCATCTTAGGAATGACTTTAAACCTTATACCTAATCCAAACGCAGTTTCTAACCTCGACTTTCCAGTACCCAGTTCTCGAACTTCAATATCATGCGGAGCAAGATGATCTCCCCAATGATAATCTTTTTGTCTAAGGACTTCAGCGTAATGGTCCAAGCCAACGCCACTATTCTCATAATAGTCGATAACATTAACGGCACCCCCTCTATAAACCTGTGCAAACCAAATAGCAGTCGAATCATTTATTCCCAAGTCCCATGCAGTATGAACTGGCAACGCTGGGTCATAAGGAACTCTAGTAATTCTATTTTCATCATCTAAAGCCGCTAGTAACTTACCATAATAAGCACCAATAATAGCAGCCGTAAACGAACACTCATACTCTTGATCGTATTGCTCTGGTGTCATTTGCATTTTAGCGGCATCTAACTCAAGCTCTTTAACCACTTTAGTTTCACTAGCCTTGGCAATCTTCCAGTACCATTGATCGGAACCTTCATCTTCTTGCTCTTTAGCCTGTTGAAGTATGTCAAAAAAATGATTATGACCTGCTGGTGTACCTAAAAATATTGCCGCACCTTCTCTATCAGACAAGGCTGGTCTAACAACCTCCCCCCATACCCTAGGATTCTGCATACCATATTCATCAAACACACATAAATCTAAGTATATTCCCCTCAAAGCATCAGGATTCTCACCAGATAACAACATAATCCTACCATTATTAGGAAAATCAGCCCTAAGTTCAGTCTCATTAAACGTAACTCCTGGTATAACTCCAGCGTAATGTTTTACATAATCCCAACTAATTCTTTTAGCCTGAGTAAACGTAGGTGCAATTAACGCAACCCTTGGTCTTGGAAGTGGGCACGTTAACACATGCTTAATCATATGGTTCACAGCAAAAACAGTCTTACCAAAACGTCTGTGCATAACCAGCACATTCCACCTCTTCAACTTATTGTGCATCTCAGCTTGTAATTCCCTCGGTCTGTAAGGTATCTTAACTTGCATCTTCTCCTCCAGTTTCCCAAACTATCTTTAAAGAACCATCCGTTATCTCCACGCCAGTCCTATTCTTCTGCTCACCAAATCGTTCAGGTAATATCTTCTGCACCTTCCATCTTACATGATGCCCATAGTCCCTCAATAAATTAGGGTCATAGCTCTTTCTACCATGCAACGCATCACCATACATATCTTCTAGCTCTTCTAAGGCTTTCTCAGCAGCCTGCCTTTGTGCTTGCTTAACATTGCCGTCTAGTTCTTTATCTTTGCCCATGTAGCGATATAAAGTAGCACGACTAACCTTTGCATCCGCACATGCTTTTACAAGGCTATGCCCGTCTGTGATGGAAGTGATAATGTGGTCTTGTTTTGCTTTGCTAATCATGTGTGTCTAGAACTACCTATTAACATATATAAAGTGGTGCAGGTGCGTGTGGGGTGTATACCTTATTATATAGCCACCCTATGCCTTGTCTTTTTAGCATGATTATTATTTTTATTGCTTGGCTTGCCATGTTTCTTTTATTCTTTTCTTTTTATTCTAACAGTAACAATAATAATTAAATGTTTTGTTGCGTATGCGTTGCCGCACAAAGATTGTATCAGCTATGTATTATAATATTAATACATAGCATCTCTTCTATATGCTATCAACTAAACTATTTCTTTTATCACATCAATAATATTTTTATTACCACTCTTAATATACATTGCAATCTATACGTTAAAACCCTTGCATACTATACAATGCGAAGCATCAATTTTTATTTGCTTTCATGTGTTGACATACAGAACCTTGTTCTATACTGTTCTAGTTAATTACTTAAACACTAGCAAATAAGGATATAATATTATGACATATTCATTAAACCATAGATATGATGTTAATTACATATCATCTAACAAACTAAAGGCTTTATCTTTTAACACACCTAAGGAAGCCTTAAACTTTATCAAGGAGCTATATGAAAAGGTTTATAATACTGACTTAACCTTTCCAGAATTTATGTATGAATTCAAATTAATTAGAGGTGTAAAATAATGTATAAAGTTATTCACTCAGTCGATCATTTAGACAACGATCCAACTATCAAAATTTTTGAATTTCACCATGACATGGAAGAATGGGTGCAAAATTCAGTTGCACAAACTATGCAAGGTTTACATAGAATTTCAAAAAATGTTTATAGATCACAAAAAGAAATGGAAGAATTGCAAGCAATAGAATTTTCTTTAATTAAAATTGAGGAGGTGTAATAACATGACATATAAAACAACTCTATTAATATCAATGTTTCAATTCATCTTATTACTACCAACAAGCTTTTATATCCTATCTCTTGGCTTTGTTGGCTTATTCTTTACTGTCTTTATGATAAGCGGCTTAGTTGCTATTCTAGCCCTTTATTATCCATTAATAGCAATCAACAACTAATCAACTAGCAAAAAGGGATATACAATGGAAATAATAACAATGATAAAAAAAGCAAAAAGAGTTTTTGGATATGTTGAGACAAGTGAATATGACGGGCACTATTTAAGATTATATAAAACAGATATTTTATATTTACTTAAAGATAGTCACACTTTCTCAATAAGTAAGTTTACTTTAAGAGAAGACGGGGACTTGTATATCAACTAACTTTAATACTCTTTTGATGCAGGGTTAAACCTGCATCATGAGAGCTTTAAAAG